CCCGCCACTCAGTGGAAGGTAGTTCGCCAGTGAAGTGCTGTTAGCGGGAGTGAACCCAAGCGCAGTCGTGACCTGTGCGCCAGTGATGCCCGTCAGGTAGTTGCTGTCATTCGTGAACGCGCTGACATTCGTCGGCTGCGTGTAGCTGAAGATGCCAGTTGACGTGTTGTAGCTAAGCGAACCTGAAGCGCTGACAGCTGCACGCGCACGCGCATTCGTGAAGTACAGGTTCGTGCTGCCTTCCGTAACAGCGTCAGTGCTGCCCGGTGACGCAGAGATCTCTACGTACGCAGACCCTGACCAGCGGTAAGTCTTGCTGGTATCAATGGCAACGTAGATCTTGCCGGTCTCACCAGTGCCGGGGAATGCGGCAAGGTTGGCGTACTCAAGCACGTCGTCCACGTAGGACGGAAGCTGGGTAGACGGGACTTTGCCAGAGCCATCGAGCGAGGCATACCCGCCTGCAACAGCCTTGTTTGCGACGTTCTCAGGCGTGAAGCCCAAAGCAGTCGTGATATCTGAGCTGCTGGCCGACGATCCATTTGTCACGCGCCCCTTGGCGTCAACAGTCACTTTCGTGAAGGTTCCAGCTGTGACGCCGCTGTTAGAGAGCGTGAGTGTCGTCGATGATCCGGTATTGCCGCTTCCGGTGACGTCGCCAGTGAATGTCAGCGATCCGGACGGGATGGCTCCCCAAGACGGATTGCTGCCGTCAGTGGTGAGGTACTTGCCGCTCTGGCTGGTCTGCGACGGAAGGAAGCTGTTCGTGACTGCCGCAGACGGGCTGCGAACCGCAGACACATGCAGGTACTGGGCATGATCGTCGTCGCCAAGGCCGGACAGATTGCCGTGATCCTGCACAAGGGCGGCGGCAACGCCAGCAGACGAGATGCTGCGAAGGTCGTAGACCGCGATCGTGCTGGCCTTGATGTTATTCGCGAAGCTGGTCTTGTGCTGGTAGATGACCTTGTAAAGCGGACGGAACTCTACCGACGGGAATCCGGAAAGCGTAAGACCCTCAAAGGTCATCGCCTCTGCTTCTGAAACTTGGTTGGTCGCTGCCTGACTGATGACCGCAACGACCGGATAAGTCAGGTTATGCGTGGCCAGAATCCACGAAACGAAGTAGGCATTGTTCGCTACTGGAGCTGCAGACCAAGATCCGCCGCTATACAGGTTGTACTGCGGAACACCGGAGACGACCTTAAACGGGAAGTCGGTCGGCGCGTCTATGACCCAAGCAGAGCCACTAAGATAGAGAACAGGAATGCGAGCAGGGCCAGACAAGTCCTGCTGCCACGTACCCGCGACAGGCGTATTAGTCGAGACGATATCGACTTGCAGATCTTCGTCGAAGAAAGTTCCGCCGCCGATATCGATTTGCGCATCCGCATCAGTCGCACCAGCGCCAGTCGTCGTGTATCCACTTGCGCCAAACCCGCTGGCAATTGCAGCACCGCGAGTACGGTGAAGGTACTCATGAGTCTGCCAGTCCAGCGTGATGCCGTGACGCTCGTCGCCGAAATAAACCGCCTGCTGGGCTGTCGCGTTCCAGTAAATGTACGCCGTAGGCGCATGCTCTTCCCACGTAAAGTAGCTCATCTGCGTCGATAGAACGCCCGACGCATTGAAGTAAATGAAATGGAGGCCAGTTGTATCTGGGATTACGACTGTTTGCGCAGACGTATAGGTATGCTTTACGCCCTTACACCAGACCGTGAACGAAGCGCTAACGGGCGCAATCGTAAAGGTGCGTGTGCCAGAGTTAAAGCTAACCGTTGACTCTGCTTTATTGGCGTGACCTATAGGCTCGCCTGTGGGGTCTACAGAAGGCTCCCACGCCGTGCCATTCCAGACTAGCTTTTCACCATTCTCCGGCGCGTCCGCAGACACAGCGCGGCCTTGGATCTTAGCTACGTTTGGAGCGGTAGATGTACCGGAAAGGTCTCCACCAATCTCAACCTTGTCTGCGTTGAGATTAGTGAAGTTAGCGTCCAGCTCATTATTTGTGAGCGGACTGCCCTTTCCTGCGCGGGTCGTGAGATTCGACATGCCTTGCCCCTATTAGGAGATCGTTACAGTCCAAGTCACCGCCATGCTGTCGGCTGCGCCTTTGTTCACAACCGCAAACGTAGTACGGCACAGCATAGTCCCAGCAGATCCCGCATTGAACACGCCGGCCTCAGTGATCGGGCCAGTTCCGGTTCCCGCGCCAAAGGTAGCGAAGTAGGTAACGACAGAGCCGCTCGCAGTTCCGCTAGTAAGCGCCACACGGCCAAGCTCGTTGCCAAGCGTCGTGTTGCCAACAACGGGGCTGGTCGAGCCTTCGCCGATCGCCATGTGACTCATGACGGAAGAGGCGGTGCCAACCATGCGCGAGGCAATGAAGTCTTTGCCGACAGTGACAACGAGGTTGTTGAACTCTCGCTCGTCCTTCAGGTTTCCGTTCTCATCGAACAGCTTCACCTGCAGCTTGCCGGTTGCCTTGATGTCTTCTACAAGTTTCATTTACTGAACCTCAGTTTTAGAAAGTGCGTGAAACGCCTACATAGTCTTCGGCGAAATAGGAGATGTCCGCATAGTCGGTCATCCGCAAAGCGCCGGAGTCTGATGTTAATTGGGAGTCGCTTATCCCCTTAGTGAAAGATATGTCGCTGGAGTCAATGACATATTCGGTTTCCGAAAAGCTTCTGTCGAAGTTTACGGTAAAAGACAGCGCATCTGAGATGCTAAATTCATCAGCAAGAGATTTACCTATCGTCTGCTGCAGCTCGTCTTCTATACTGAATCTGTCGTCAGCAAGAGCAGTGTCAGAGAGCAGCTTGCTGAAGTCTCTTGAAAGAAGTTCTGAAACAGATATCGAATCAGACTTGCCAGCGAGAAAATCAAACGTGCTGCTGTCTTCAGTAGAGAACGTATCCTGCGTAAGCTTAGACAGGCTGTAACGCTGAGTGTCACTGACAGAAAACAAATCAGACTTAGCGAGTGCCGTGCTTCTCTGCATGGCGTCGGCAATCGATTGAGAGTCAGAAAGCCGCTTCCCTACAGCAAACGACTGTATCTGATCGGATACAGGCTGCGAGTCGCTGGCTCTCTTGCCAACAGAAAGAACCTGCGCATCGACCAATGTGAACTCATCAGAAAGCCTTTTGAAAAACACAAAGGTCTGTCTGTCTGACAAGGCCACGACATCTGCGGGTACTTTCTCGAAGGAGATGAGTACGCTGTCCGCCGTCGCAAGGAAGTCGTTGACCCAACGGTCAGGCGGGGTCGGGTCTGCATAAACGCCAGCAGCCTGAAGGTTGATGTACTTCAGGGTGTTTACGAGATTGACGTAGCTCAGCTGTCCTTGGAGTTCTACGTACTCTGGCTCTTGCCCCAAGGCAACCCAGTCCGTCTGGGCACGAGCATTCCTGTAGGCAACATCAGCCGCAGCTTCGGCTATCTGTATGCTTGGGCTTGGACTCGCAACCTCGAAGATTGCGCGAATCATTAGAAGTCGGCTCTGACCTTCAGCTTCAGAAGGTCATAAACGGTCTGGATAGTACCGTTGGTGTAGGTGACCTCGATTTCTGCTTCGTACGTGCCTGCGGTATCAAGCGCGGAAGATGACCACTGGAAGGCCACGCGCCCGTTAGCGGCATCCGTTACAGAGCCAACGATCGTCGCCTTGATTGCGGTAGAACCAACGGCACGAACTTTCAGCCGCACAGTCGCGCCTGTCAGATCGATAGGTGCCCACGTAGCCGGGTTCGTCGAGTCCAGCGTCTGGCCGACTGCGGCCTCGTTGCTGTCCTTCAGGTTCATGTACAGGATCGGGAGAGTGTCTCCCTCAACCAGCGGGATAGTAGTGCTGTAAGCCATTAGATTCTCCGCATCTGAACGGACAAGTCAGACCGCACATGTCCTCGAACGGCACGCTGACGGGCGGTGTTCACGCCGCGACCGAATTGATCCATAGCCGCAACAGCAAGCTGCGGGTTCGTATACGTCTTTCCCGGTGACATAAACAGCCGCGCCTTGGCACCCTGAGCGATTACTTCTGCATAGTCCTCGAACAACACATCCTCAACAGTTGTGGTTGTTCTGGTCGGCTTGTACGCAACGCGCATCGTCAGAGCGTTAGCGGCATTGTCCTTCGGGATCGGGAACAGCGAGAAGGTGCGCTCGTCCTTCTGCAGGATGTACTTCGGCTCAGAGCCGGTAGTACTGGCACCCTCGAAGGTGCGGTTGTACAGCTCAGACTTGTCGATCTCATCCGGGGCGACGGGCTGAAGCTCCTTGGTCTTGTACCAAGCCTTCATGATCTTGACCACGAGGTTGCCGGTGGGCGGCTCGAAGTCGTAGTCCACAACACCCGCAACAACTGTGAGCGGGTCATGGTCGCGCTGGATGATCAGAGACTTCTCGCAGAACTCGATGAGCGACGATCGCAGGGCGAGATCCACTGAGATCTCCGGGCATCCGGGGACGTCCGGCAGGATGTACGGGTAGAAGCTGGTAAGAGTTGCCATGACTTAACCTCCAGCCTCCACTGTAGCCACTCGCGGGACTGCACCGCCGATGTTGTTCAGGTTGGGTGAGCTTGTGAGCCGCTTCTTGTTGCCGATGCCGACGAGATTGGCAAAGGCCTGATAGTGCATAACAGCACGCTGAGCGTTACCGGCAAACTCAGAATCCTTGCTCAGGCAGCGGTAGACAATGTAGTCAACCAAAGCGCTTATGAAGATGTCTTCCTTCTCAAGCAACGAGGTGGACGACAGATCGTTAGACGTAATCTCAACCGGAGCCTTCGAGTAGACGATGGTCATCTTGTGCCCAGAGGCGGCAGGCGGGTAGACGTAGAACGTCTTCGGCTCGCGCTCGTCGTACATGAAGTTCTTGATCGAGGTGGACACCGGCTCCGTGTGCCAGTCAGGCGAATGCGCATCCAGAATCTCGCGCTCGACGATACGCACTGCGCGGCCAATGGCGTTTGCAGAAGTGACGTTTCGGATCGCGTCGATCAGGCGTGTTCCGTCTGACGGAATTGTCTGTCGCGTGCCAGCGACAAGAGTGAGATTCGTCGTTTCGGAATACAGGTCTGGACGTGCGGCAGCGAGATCTCGCCGGCCATCGTTCAGATAATTCAGGAGTTCGGTGTCAGTCCAGCGGACTTTGCCTACGTCCTGAATCAGATCGCGTACACGATCGAAAAGATTATTGGGCGTCAGTGCCATGAAATTCTCCAGACTTCTTTGACTTTCTCTTCCTTACAGGAACCGTCACCGTCTCAGTATGCTCTTGCGGAACACTCGCAACAGGCTGCTCCTCGAACACCTCGAACTCTGGATCACCAGCAAGAACCTTCGAGTACGAGTATACAAACCCTGTTCGCTTGTTTCGCAAAAGCATTCCGCCCTCCTCAAGAAGAGAGGGTGGCCGGGAATCCCCAACCACCCCCTCCATTACCTACTAGGGATTAGCCCTTGTAGAAGAAGCCCTCAACGAGAGCCTCCGGCTTCACCACCTTGTAGCCGTACACGTTCAGGCCACGGACGATGTTGCCGAACGTAGCAGTGCTACGCAGCGACTCCATCTTCGTGATCTGGGACGCGAACGTCACCGCATCGCGAGTACCCGCGAAGCAGCTGAACGCCTTGACGCTGGTGTCCGCGCCCTCGCCCGTGATCGCGGTCTGCGACGGGAGGAGGTTGCTGACGTACAGCGTGAAGCGATCGATCATGCCAAGGCGACCATTGCGCAGCGGCGAGAGCTGGTCGTTCGTGATCGAGGCATCCTTGAGGTCGGACGTCTTGATCTTCGAGGCCATCCACGCCGGGATGACAACGAAACGACCATCTTCCGGAGCGTTCTGCTCGTCGAGCGCCTGACCCATCGCGATCAAGTAGTCGATCACGTTGGTCGAGGTCACCTTACGGGCAGCCTTCGAGCCACCAGTCGACACGCCGAGGTTGAGGTCGGCAGAGATCGCACCAGCAGCCGCGCCACGGTTGGCCGACGCAGCAGCGCCAACCAACGCGCCAAGCACGTCCGTGTCCACGGCAATCTTCATCTGCTGAGCAGCGTCGTTCGTGAAGATGTCCATGAGCTTGAGATCCGACTGCACGTCATCCACGTCATCAACGACGACGGAGAAGTACTTGCCCTTGTCGATCAACAGCTCAAGAACGTCACCCGTCGGAACCTGCGCCGAAAGCGTCTGGCCCTTGAGGTAGTTGTTGATGGTGATCGACGGAACCGTGCGGATCTCGACCTTGTCGCCCTGATCCTTGATCTCACCTTCCCAGTCGTTGTTCGTAATGTCAGACAACACCGTCGTCTGATAGAACTTGACCTGAAGCTTGCCCGACCAAATCTCAGGGATGAACTTGCCAGTGTAGGCATCGGTGCCCGAACCGGCACCGTAGTAGTTACCACTTACTGCGAGAGACATATTGAACTTCCTTTAAGTTGACTTCGCTGGGCAGGGGCTTATCTAAAGCGACCTTCTGCCTGAGCAGCGAAGATATCTTGCTCAATCCTCCGCGCATCTTCCTGTGAAACTTTGCCACGGCGCAGTTCGTCGTAAAAACGAGCGACTTCTGCATTCGTGTAAAGCTTCTTACCTTGCGGTGGCGCGGTCTTGCCAGTTGTCTTAGGCGTGACCTGCTCCGCGAGGTTAGGCTTTTGCGCAGGAGGTTCCTTTTTCTCAAGGCTATCGTTATAGGCATTGAAGAAGTTGGCGACACGCCAAGCGTCTAACTTTGCATAAGCATCGTCGAACAGGGACTGGCGCTGCTGACCGGTATAGGGATCAAGCTCCCCAAGCCAGTCAAGAAACTCCTTGTCCGTATTCAGCGACTCCCATGTGGGAGAGAGACCGACAAGCTCTTCAAAGAACCGCTTACGCTCCAGCTGGGAGTTTGTCTTGCGAAGCTCCTCGACCGTTGAACGCAGCTCGCTAACATCGTTAGGCACAACCTCTTTGGCTGCACGCTTCACGAAGTCAACAAACTTCTCACCGTACTCCGCGACCTCTTCAGGCTTGACGAGATTGTCAGCCTGCTTGGCCGGTTCCGGCTTTGCTTCTGCGGCCTTCTTGAGTTCCGCAATCTCTGCTTTGAGAGACCGGATCTCAGCCGCATAGCGCGGGACTTCAGCTGAGTACTTGTTCGCAAGAACTTTGTACCGCTGCTCCCAGCTCTTATCGTTCGGGTCTGCGTCGGGGAACTTGGGCTTTGGCTGAGTCTCGTCGTTTTCCTTTTTGACTTCGGCAGTTGCCTCGTCAGCAGGAGCGGCTTGATCAGTTGCCGGTTCCACAACGGGTGCTTCTACAGTTTCCTGTGGAGGCGGGTCATTGTTTTCAGGAGCCGGTGTGCCGGTGTTCCCGTAGACCTTGTTGTACATCTCGTCTGCAAGTTGCGCTTGCTTCTCAGCATTCCTATTAACGCGAGCCATTTAACACTCCATGAGCCAACCTTCGCGCAAGAGAGCCTATCGGTGTTCTCTGCCTACGATCTGGTATTCAGGCTGTTACTAAAAATCCGGATTCCTCCGGCTCCGGTGCGCTAGGGTTTCCTAGCACACATCTGCACGACATCACGCAATGCTTGGCAGTAGCCTTGCAGCTTGTGAGACTGGAGCGCCACCGTAGCGTCTTCCAGTTCAACAAGCCGCGCATCGCGCAATCCCGTTAGATGCGAAACGAAAAGCTGAAAGTCTGGTTCGGCGGCCAGACGATTCAGCGCCTCTCTAGTTCTTTGATCCATTAGAAGCTGGGAGTTCCCTTCTTGAACGACTGGCGCTGCCAGCCGAAGCGATCGTACTGCTTGGGTAACTCACCAACCATGCCGCCGTTGGCCATTGCCTGCTCTTCAATGGGGTTGATCGGGCCAACGCGGCCAATCATGTCAGCGCCTTTTCCGGTTGCTCCAGAAACGGCATCTCCAGCGGCAGCGCCTTCAACCATAGCGGTCTTGGCAGCGGGAGCAGTCTCATCCTTCTTCTTTCCAAGGATGGCCTGCATCATCTCGCGGTCAGCCTTGCGCTCTTCCTGCGCTTCTTTCTGCTGCTTGTATCCGACGTAGCCGCCAAGAAGACCTGCGGCGAAATTTCCTACTTTGCTCATTGCATCATTCCTTGCGGTGGGAGTTGTTCGGGCTGAGCAGGCTCAGGCTGCTGCTGTGCAGCCATCTCGCTCAGCATCTTCTGGGCTTCCATAACCTTCTCAGGGTCAGGGATGATCTTGTCGATGTCCATGTTCAAAGCCTTGGCGGCTTCGCGCAGCAACATCGCCCGACCACTTGGCCCCATGATCTGAATGTCTACCGGGTTGGAGGTAAGCTGCAGGAACTCATTGCGGCGCTGCTGCACAGACTCCTTGAGCAGTGTTCCGACCACTCCGGCAGGAACAATCTGCATGTCACCCTTAATCGAGTTGTCGTCGTCGTAGATCATCAAGTGATCGTACAGGCGATGGATGACATCAGTGGTCGCAGCATCGAGCGATAGGATAGCCTGCTTGATTCCCTTCGCGGCATTCTCCATCAGCATCGAAAGGCCAGACGCAGTGCGTCCCGCGCCAGAAGCCTGACCGCTTCCGTAGATGTAGTTCGGCACGCCAGTCACTTCGTCAGCGATGCGCTGGAAGTACTGATACACCGCAAGCAATGCATCCGCATTCATGTTCGGCTGATAGAAGCGAACAGCAGGTTGACCACCGCCGGTACGATCCGACGTGGTCTGCCAGATCTTCCACGGGTAGATCTTTGTCAGATCCTCGCCGTCAGGCAAGCGATCGACAGACACCTCGACCTGTGGGCCAGAGGCAATACCCATGTTGTTTGCCAACGCACGAGCGGCGGCGTTACACACGGTCTGAATGTCGGTCATCATCTCAGGCAGGGCCAAGCCCCAGAAAGCACCGGGGATCGATTCCCACGAGGCCTTCGAGTACGGGCGGCGATCGAGCGGGTCAGGATTCTTGACGCACTTGATCACGTAGCTGCCAACCATCCACACGTTGACTTCGTACTCGCGGTAGTCCTCAACGTCGGTCATGCCCCATTCCTTGAGCATGTAGCCGGACACAGATCCCCAGAACTCCACGCTCTCGATCAGCTCAGTGCCGACCAGCGTGTTGTTGCGGCCTTCGAGAAGATTGCGCTCAGTGTCCGACTGAACAAGCTCGCGGAGTCCTGAACGGCCATACAGGCGAAGGACTTCATCAATGGCGTTCTGGTCGAACGACGGGGTGCTGCGCAAAACCTCGATGTCGGCGCGAGTCATCTGATGGCGGTGAATCAGGTAGCCATCTTGGCAGGTGGTCGCGTTCGGCGAAGGGAAGATGTCGTACGGCGATACGCGCTCGAAGTCTTCGACGATCGTCTCTTCAACCTTTGGCTGCCAGTTGGAACCCCACTTCATAACCTTCTTCGTGCGGATCATCGGCCCCTTGATGAAGGCAGCCGGGAAAGTCACGAAGTCGTAGATGATCTCGCTGAGCGTGCTGTCGAACTTGGCGTCCTGCATCTTGTCGAGGATGCGGCGCTCCATCTTCATCGAAGCGTCCTTGGCATGCTCCATCAAACGCTTCTTCACTTCGGCATGGATCTCTTCCATGCGCTTGTCGATCGTCTGCGGGTTCACGCCAATGCCGGCGCTCTGAACATGATCGGCCTCAAGGGTGACAGCCTCAATGATCTCGTTGCGCAGAACGTCAGGAACTTCCGGCTCAGCAGTGGGCTTGAGGCTCCACGACTTCTCTCCGGTGGACAGCATGACGTCCTTGATCCAGCTCTCAGCAGCACGGCACTTGATGTCCGTGAGCATCATAAAGATATCTGAGCCGCCGGTATCGCGGATCATTGCGAGCTTGTCAGGATCGTACACGCCACGACGCTGACGCTCAGCACGGAGCAAACGCTCCGTCACGTCAGACTTCGCAGTCTTTGCTTCCTCATAGCAACGACGGACGTAGGCTGAAAGCGACAACACGACCGGTTCATCAGTGATGACCGAGTCCTCTTGCGCTTTTTGTAACTTGACCGATTTAAGTGCCATGTTTTATACCCAACCGCCTGTGCTTGCTTCTCTGATAGGTTTGCGTCGAACGGGGTTCATTTCGTTTCTCATGTGCAGACAGCCGTATTGCAGGGCGTCATGTACGTGAGAGAACTTATCCTTAACGGGCCGATCCTTGAACTTTGTAGTACCGGATGCGCGGATGCGCTCGTACCGGTAGCCACCGTTGAATCCTTTTCTCAGCATCTTGCAGTCAGGGCCAAGGATAAACCCCGGCCCACTTGACGACATGCGCTGAAGAAAAAAGGCCACGCTTTCACGGCGGGCCAAAAACTCGTTGGTCGGCGCTGGTTCGCAGATCATTCCAAGAGACAGAAGTTCCTGCATGCAGGTCTTCTCGTCAGTCTGCGCCCGAATGTTTCCCGCCGGATCTCCGACTGCTTCGATCCTATGGCGAGAGTACTTCTGAAGAATGAACGGCCTGACTACTTCTGAGTAGAACTGCCGTATGCCCATGTCCTCAGAGACCAGCTCATCAAGAATGAGAAGCTGCCCCTTCGGCGACATCTGCAGAAACACGCAGGCAGGAGTCAGACCAAAGTCAAACGACAGGATGACCGGCATACCATCGACCGGGGTGAGCGGCTGCTCGCTATAGTGTTCCTTGTCGTTCCACTCCGGATAGACGGGCTTGCCGTCCATCGTCGTGCCGTAGTCCCCAAGAAGGAAGACCTTGATCCAGTCGTCGGTTTTGCCAGCAACCTGATTCAGGTAGTACTGGTAGCCGAGGCTATGGTTCTGGATGTTCTCCGCTTTCGGGTTTGGAATGTACTCCATGTAGGTCTCAGACTTTTCGTCCAAGTCCTGCATGAGGCCTCCGGGCTGGCGAAAGAACTTGTAGCCTTTCGGCCTGTCCTCTTCGGCCAGCTTATACCACCAAGAATCATCGTCCGGTGGGTTGGTATCCATGATCACGCCAGTCCACGACGGGCCGCCTACGCGCTTGGATGGATACCGGCCAATGCGCTGAGTACACATGTCGAGGACTGACTTATCCATCTCAGAGGCTTCGTTGATCCACGCGCCAGTGAGTTCGAGCGACCGAAGCTTGTTCACGTCTTCAGGTCTGTCGATAGCGATGAAGAGGACTTCGATCTCAACGCCCGTGCCGTCACCGATGTTGTCGATGGCGATCGTCGATGTGATCGGCGTGTCCCACTTCATGACTGCGATGTCCTTCATCCAGTCCATCCACGTTTTGATCGTGGTCGACTTGAGTTCGGGATACGTGTTACGCAGTGCCGCCCATCGTGAGCGGCGGATCTTGTCCGGCCCCGGCTGCTGTTGCACGCCACGGATAAGGATCTCGTAGCAGCAAGCAGTGGACTTGCCAGAGCCTACTGGCCCCATAAGGCCGCGCACAAATGAGTTGTCCAGATGGAACGACTCACACGCCGGCCCCGGCGGGTAGTACTGAACCTCCATTACCAGAGGACTTTTCTGGCCCAGTAGTTCGCTGAGAACTTGTCGTCCTTAGTTAGCTTACCGGACTTGTCGCGGATGCCAGCGGAGCGGGAGAGATAGTTCTCGCGGCGCTTCTCGCTGCCATGCTGCGTGTAGTCCTGCATGCCACGAAGGCCAAAGCGAACAAGCTTCACGTCCTCGCCTTTCTTGGCCAGAACCATCTTCTTCTCTTTGGCTCCAGCAGGAGCATTGATCGGCTTGTTGAATCCGGGGAACTTGTGTCCACGGTAGATAATCTTGCCGCCCTCTCGCTTCACATCACTGGCTTTCATAAGTGCCTCCTTATTCCAGCATCAACCCAAACCGATGGCCGACTTCAGAGTCGGGTTATTCGTAGCATAAGCCAACCAAGCAAGTATCCCGTAAATTCCGCCGGCAAAAAGAATGATTGACAGCACGACGGCAAGAAGCGTTTCGTTCCGCTCCTTCTTCCGCCACTTCTCACGGGTGATCCTAAGCTGCTCTTGCTTGATCTTCTCGTTCTGCTCTTTGCGTGCGCGGTCATACTCAGCACGCTCAGACTGAGACATAGACCAGTACATCGCATGCTCTTCTTCGCGCTGCTTCTCACGGATGAGAGCAGCCTTCATTGCAGCGGTAGCAGCACTGGTCTTCGTGTTGTACTCGATTGCCGCAGCGTTGACTTCGCGACTCGTAACGATTTTGGTAGCACGCTCTTTCGTGAGCGTCGGCTTCATTGAAGCTTCGTCGCGCTTCTTCTGCCTGATGGCAGACTCTTTTGCAGCAATCGCACGCGCATCTTCGACAAGACCATAGGTCTCGTTCATCAAGCCGCGAGCAGATTCCACCGTAGTCTTAGCGGCGGATAGTGGGTTCGATACAGCGTTGGCTGCTTCTGCGATCTTATCTAGCTTGGACATGAGAGGTACAAAGCCTGTTCATCTCTGCGCCTCTTCAGAAGTCCCGGTAAAACACGACCGCCGCCTTTAGTCCATTTCATGAACTCTTCAGCGGCCCCCTCGAAGTCCCCACGATTATTCTTCATGCGAAGTCCGCTTCGCTGAAGATTGCCCAATCCTACGTTAAATGCAAAAGAGACAAGACTTTCAAACCGTCCTTGATTGCTAAGAGTGTTAGGGCAAAGACGGGCCACTCCGCGCTCAAAACGCACAAGGTCTTGAGCAAGGAGATCGTCCACTTCAGCAGCAGTCCAGACACGGTCGTCCTCCGGTCGTAAGGGAAATTCCTTACGCAGCATCTTCCCTGCATTCTCAACAGTCCTGACAGCCGGAAGCTTCGTTTGTTCCGGGTACAGGAGATGTCCGACGCCAACTGTCCACAGCTGTGCGGGACACAGGTAAGGGCGGTACTTCACGCCCTCGTGGTGCTTGATGACCTTGATTGCAGCAGGGCCGATCTTCATTGCCAATCCTTCCAGACTTCCTCAGAAGCCTCAGAGGGAGAGTCCTCGAAGTATGACAGCAGCCATACCAGTAAGAGGAGATGCATCGTTACTTCTTAGAGAAAGCTTGCGTGCCGAACCAGAATGCAATCACGCTCGACCAGATGATCTGGGTGTCTTCGTCCCACATATAGTCGAGCATGACCTGAAAGTCAGTGCCCATACGCCATGCGTACACAAAGCCGGCGATGTCCACGAACACGAGCAGCAAGAACATCCCGTAAGTGATCACGGGGCGAACGCTCGCACGCAGGTTGATCACCCACTGCGAGGCTCCCTTGCCGATCTCCATGTCGTGCTGGTACAGCGCAGTTCGCTCTTCCATAGCAGTCTGAAGAGAGACTTGCTCAAGCTTGATCTCCTCGACCTTTGCCTGAGCAAGATAGCCGCGCTCTATCAGCGCAAGCTCTTTCTCTTTTTGAGCAGCCATCAATGCAAGCTCGTGCTTCTTGTCTTGACGGTCTTGGAAGATGGTCAGCAGCTTAGGAAGTCCGCCTGCCAAGAACGAAGTCAGGGTTGAGATAAGAGTCATCATTTGCTTGCCCTCACCACATCATCGCCTTTTGTTACCGTAACGTGATCGCCTTCTACGTCGACGCGCATCGGCATCTCCTTGCGATCAAGTTTATCAAGCTTGGAGATAAGCTCTTTGATTACGCCAAACTCTGGCTTTTCTTCTTTTTCATTCGCTCCGGCAATCCCATTTAGCATCGAGATCAACGCGGTTAGCGAAGCTCCAAGCAGGCCCATTACGGCTGCAATCTTGTCAGAGTCGAGAGCAAGGCTTGATACGACCCCGATAACAACAATGACTGTAATGTACTTCAGGCCGTCCTTGCCGATAGCTTTGCCAGCCACGTCCTTTGCAGAAGCCTGAGCTTCAAGACGATTCAGTTCTGCCTGAACCTTTGCCTTGAACATTTCAATTTCGTTTGCCTCGCTCATAGCGCCCTCACTTATCAGCCTTGTTCTCTAATCGATCGAAGATTTTTTCGAGCATGCCTTTTAAGTCGCGGATGTCTTCGCGGTAGTCATCCTTCGAGACGTAATACCTTGGGATGTCTTCCCTCAGTTTCGCGATGTCCGATTTAAGACCACTTACCGCAGACCAGAGTTCTCTAGCGAACCATCCTAGGCCAGTTGCTGACAGGCCAAGGACTACGTTAAAGACAGCTTGAAGTTCCATTATTTCTTCTTCCGCAAGAAGTTCAGATAGTTGACGCCTTCCTCCGGTTCCCAGAAGACCTTGATCAGGTCTGGGTGCGAGTTCGGAAGGGATGGGTTAATAACAGTTAACGCACAAGGACTCAGGGTATTGTCCCTGAACCCACGCTCCTTCGCGAAGCGATCGTAGATCTTGTAGCTCGAAACCTTCAGCGCATGCATCGTGATCCCGCTGATGGGATCTTTAAGAACCGAATACGCCGACTCGTGCTTATGGCCGGCGACGTACAGGTGATCTCTCGTTCCCATGATCGCGGCCTTCATCGGCCCGTGCGCCGGGTTCCAGATCGAGGAGCCGACGTGGTCGTGGCGTGCGTTCACACGCACCTCTTGACCATTTGGAAACCTCAAGGCTATGCGTGCCTCTGAGGATTTGTACAATGCGTTTTGCTGCTTTGCGATCCACTTCAGCGGGTCTCCAGCGCCAGACCACAAGTCGTGGTTTCCGCCGATCATGTACAGCCAGTCACACCGGCCAACGAACCACTCAGCCAGCCGCCAAGCCTGCGCCGCTGACGTACCCTGCTCGCCGTACAACCGGGCCAGTCGACCCGTCCAGTTGTTCAGGGTGTCGCCCACGTTGCAGGCAAACAGCCCCGGCGTGTCAGCCACCAGCTGTGTGTGGCGCTCCAAGGCGGCGATGTCCGTGCCGTCGTCATCGACGTGCGGGTCACCGAAGTGCAGCAGGCCCACGGCACCATCGATCTTGATCTTGACCGGAATCAGCTTCGCCGACTCTTCGTGGTTCTTCTTGGCCTCGAACTGCCGCTTGCGGATCTGAACCAGCTCCTCGACGGAGACGTCGTCATCCGGCAGCTCCTTGATCTCGTACTGCTTCTTCGTGTCCTCGAAGTAGCGGGACTGAGTCCCAGTGGGATACGAGGTATCCGGAATCTTGACCCCGGCAGCCTTGAGCCTGCCGATATGCATCAGTAGATTCCTGACAGAGACCCCCAGCTCAAGAGCTGTTTCGGATCTCACGTACTTGTTGCGATCGAGGGAGGCTAATAGCTCCTCATCGCTGAACTTTCTCTTCATGCCTCATTTGCCCTTTTTAATATTTGGATACACAGCTGTCTTCATCGCCTGATGGAACAGGCCTGCGACCATGTCCACCAGCTCCTCGTCATCGGACAGCTTCGTTCTTCCGATCGTGTGAAGGATGCAATGCACCAGCTCGTGGAAGTACGTGTGTTCCATCAGCTGCTGGCTGGTCTTCAGCAGCTTGATGCTGTGGCGGGACGGGTCATACAACCCGACCGCCCCCTCGTGCTGCCACTCCTCATCACTGAGGATCTCGACAGTCACCGTGCAGCCCATGATCGAGAACTCTTTCGGAATCATGCTCACCCCCGTAAGTGCGGGTTACGACATCCCGCGTCACTACCGTCAGGGGAGGCGACCTGACTTTGGGCGATGAGGAGGGTGCCCAGTGACCGATTGGGTACATCGACCGCCTAAAGGGCAGCCGCAAAAAAATTTTGTAGCCGGCCAACATAGCCCCCCGGCCTGCAGCTCAGTGGCCAGCAGGGGTCACGACCGGAGTCGACCAGTGCGTGTGTGGTGGGATGTGTGGTGGAACCAAAGCCGCCGCCCGTCGCGCTCGATGGGCCGCTGGCGGGGGCCGGATGCCGCCGCTGGCCGGGTGGCCGGAGGGGGGTCTCCCGTGCCATTAAAGGAGTGGCCGGTGCGCTCCTAGGCCGCCTCCGGCTCGTTTGGGAGCGCCTCAACAGCGGAAGGGGTGGCGTCGATGGTGATACCCCCACCCCTGTCCATCAGGGGCAGTCCGATCTTGAACGTGACGGCGGTCTGCGCCTTGGGTGCCTGCACCTCTCCCCACCTGCCGGGCCGCAGCTTGGCGGCGATCCACTTGCGGGTATCAATCCGCAGTCGGGCGGCCTGTACGGCCTCGATGCTGCCCCCGTTGGCGGCCACCTCGTCAGCGATGTCGCACATCTCGTCGGCCAGACTGTCGGCGCGGTCTTCGTGTGCGCGTGCGTAGCGTTGCTGGAAGTCGGGCCGCTCCCGCATCCACCGGTAGAC